GTGACTTATACTACGTTGAGCCCGATTAACGCACGGGCAACCCTATATATTATCTTAATGGTTAGTTGGAGCCACCATTGACTTGATATATAAGCAAGTCCATATATGTAACGGTCCCTAAAGTACCGCCAGATAAAGTAATTTTGGCCGAAGGGCCTGTAACTGAAAAGTTGAACACGGTACCCAATGTGGGGGTAACAGCAGATGCAGAGGCAAAGCCGTTACTTGAGTCGCCGTTGACCAAGTTATTAAACGTACAATTAGTTGTGGGAGCAATGGCAGGCCCTGCACCTGCACCACTTGCTTGCGTAACAATGTATACTAGCACATATTCTCCTTGTACAATATTAGAGGGTAAAGTTATGGTGTTAGCGCCCAAAGTGGCGCTAAAATTTGAAGATGATTCTACTGCGCCATTTGATCCAAAATAATTGGAAGTGGACACACCAGCTGATGCCACATAATGGAAGAAATTGATTCCGTAACCTAACTGAGAGCCATATAGCTTAGGTTCGTATAATTCAACGTCATATGTGACCCATAATTCTCCCAAATTAACACTGTTGGCAGATTGCCCAACAGTTGCTACTTGGAAATTACCCAAATCATAAAGTCTTTGGTCTTGACCTGATGGCACGACATTACCACGTACATACAAATGATTATCAACATTCATTCTGGGGCACATTCAACACCATACATAATATTACGTGATGGTTTTTCTGAAATGGCTCCTTCATAATTTTCCATTTGTATCTTTGAGGAAAAATTTGCTGTTGCTGCGTTGTAAGACGTCGCTAATACGACGGCACCAAGCGCAGTATTCGTAGAAGCTACTGATTCTCCTGATGTTGATCTATACTCAAATGCTAATCCTAAGAATTTATATGTTTCAAAATTCTGTGCTATAGTAGATAGCCAGGGGAAACAAGCTTGTAAACCTGGATTAATTGAGTAAGAGTTAATATTAAAATTCGATGGAGTACCAGATGAAGCGGAGATAATGTCTTGTATATACTCTGAATGTGTAATCCGGGTTTTGTGACGATTGGAATGCATTTGTGGCACTCCAGGGTCACATTTCCCGAATAGTGAGTTCATATACACGTCACTCGCGTTAGTGACGTAATCTCCTGCTCCAGTAATACGAGCGGCAAGTTTTCCTAGAGTGGATCCGACGAGTGCTCCAGTAGGACCATACATAGATCCTAACGCACTTCCAGCTGAAGTCAGAGAACCTTTTGGTAATATATTACGAAGGGCTTTCATGACTCCACTGGTTGCAGATCGTTCAACTGCTTTCTCTTTGTTAACTGCTTTAGCTAGCTGTTTTAGGGGTTTTCGTCCTTTGGCTTTTGGCTGAGACTTGTTTGGCATTATATAGCACCGTGGATTTACATTAAAAATGTGGTTCTTCCTCGAATGCGTACATTCTGTCCAAAATAGGGTGGGCATACGCAAACGGAAGACCCTTGGATCTAACCAAGGCTGTTTGCAACCACGACTCTAATGATAAAATCTCATCCTTAGTGACATTATATTTCCTTAGGAACCAGTCCCAAGTGCAATCTGATATTGAGATGCCACTTTCAAGCTGCGAGACATGCATCCTGTACTCTTTACATGCTGAAGCTTCTACCGTGCTTTTAATGTAGAATTCATGGAAAACACGCAATATAGGCATATAGCTTAAATTGGGCAATGACATTTCATTGCCTTTCATACGAGCTATAGGTTGTGTGTTTTTCGGTAAACTACTCACGGTAAAACCCATTTTAGACAGTCTTCGGAACAACTTTGGTACAAACAATGAAACCTGTTTACCACTTTTAACAACTGGCATAAAATCACTAGAACAATAACTAGGAAATTCAGGTTTAGTTAACTTGGGCACCAAACCCAATTGTTGTATCTTCTCTGCCAATAGTTCCTGCAAGCCGTCAATGGGATCACGCACACCTAATAAATTATCATCACCAAGCGCCAACATTCTAAAATCACATCCGGGCATCAATTGTTCCAACGCCCAATAATGGGCTATGAAATTTATTAATGTGTTCCCCACGGAAGTGTTTTGGTCACCGCTTTTTCTGGTGAAAGGACAAGTATACTTATGGTACTTTGCCACGCCAACTGTGTTCTGTTGTTGGTGTAAGGCATTCACAACCGACAATGGTGGGTTATACAATTGATACACAGCTGTTTCGGCGAGATGTGCTCCCAATCCCTGGGAAGCATCATACTCACTAAAGTCATCTTCAAAGAAAACGTAGCCTTGGTCGACACACATGTCGTACCATTTGGCTATGTCTTGAGTGACCATACCAGCTGAATATGTAAATTTATCTTGGAGTTTAGCCCAATTGACCATGTCAGCACATACCATACCCATAAATGGGCCTAAACACAAATTTGTTGATGGTTGTAACAGTCCTTGGATCCCTCGTGGGAACTTATCGGCTATGGTTTTGCCATATCCTGGTACCAATACTTCATCTTTAACAAAGAATTTGCGTTTATGCGCATCAGGGCTCTCAAAATTGAGATCATTCAAATCATTCCTATATTTAACGTATACTTGTTTCTTAAAAGGTTCCTGTTTATCAACCCAATCCATGGTGTTGTAAGCAGAAATTTGTGCGTAATTCTTGATGTAATCGACAAATAGTTTTGTGGCATCTTGCCACAACTGTTTGTCATCATCCACTATCTTAACATGCCTCCCCACTAAAGCGCACCATTCATTGTGCTTCTGTAGTGAGTGGGCTGCTGGGAGAAGGCCCATATATGCTGGGCCCACTTGGTAAAACGGACTATCATTAGGTCCTGTCTTCTTAACGACTTTGATGCTGGCGCCTTTAGGTATGGCGCCAGGTAATTTAGTACACATAATCTTATCAAAGCTTACCCAAGTGTGACTCCCATTGAAAGTGGGATGAGTGTACACACACGGTTCATCATAAACACCTAATAGTTTATGGCTACCCATATTTGGTACTAGTACTTCACGATAGAAATTTCGGTCGTAGCTTCCTACGACCCTGTCTTGATTGCACATAATACTAGACACCACAGAAATACTTTCCTCAATAGAAGAGTCAGGTATACTGTAGCCGTCGGGAATAAAAATTCCTTTCCTGCTAGCATTAGGCACATCATACAACCTTGAGCGTTCAATGGGAACATATTCTCCATCATCTCTTTCAGGTGTGACATGACCTTCTACGTGTGTATGATCAATAATTACTAGTTCCAAAGCGGTGGGTTTATCTAACACAGTCACGTCGAATCCTCGAGTGTCTGTACCACCTATGAGAGCCAAAGCTGGTGCCACTGAACTAATAGTACTTCCGATGCCTTCAAATAATTTCTTAACATTGCGCCACCTACGTGTGCTCCAATGTAAGGCTGCTGCGTGTTCATCATAGGCTGCTCGCCTATTTTCTATGGTATTGAGAACAATAGTCTCAGGATCGATGCCATAGCAGAACCCTTGTATACAACCAAATAAAATCATAGCGGAAGAATTCAGTGTTTTACCGTGCTGTCTGGACACATAAAACCGTACCTGCTCGAGTAACGTATTCCACGTTTGCTCTGAGCGGGGTTTACCCAACATAAGCCTTTCAGCATGTTCTGCAACATCTACAGGGATGCTGAAACGTTGGGGTTGGCTAGGGAACATTCGCTCAACAAAGCGACCAAACCAGGTCTCCGGTTTGGGTAGATGCACCTCAACACTTGACGTGTTGGCCAGGCGTAACAGAG